AGCATTATGAGAGATACAGACCGGTCTTGAGAATGAGCAGCAGATTAACAAAAATCGTATGCAGGAACTGTCAAAGATAGTAGATGCAGCTATGGATAATAGTGAATCTCTTGGTACATTGTCTATCCAGGTAAATGATATTCGTTCTCTTATGGGCGATATTGCTTCATCTCTTTCTGCAGTCGGGAAGAGGGTGGATGAGATGGATACAGCTACTAATGAATCAACGTCTGCTTCTGACCTTATCGGCTCCAAGATCGAACAGCTGAATAAGGAGATAGATGAACAAGTTTCGGCGCAGGTCGAATCATCTGCATCAATCAATGAAATGGTCGCGTCAATAAATTCCGTAGCCGACTCTGCCTCAAAACGTCAAAAGGCAATGGTTCAGCTGACCGCTACCGCAGACAATGGAATGCAGAGACTTGAAGCTCTTCTTAGAGCAATCCGTGATATAGAAGACGGCATAGGCTCAATACGGGGCATGGTCGATATTATCAATTCAATAGCTGGATCCACAAACCTTCTTTCAATGAATGCCGCCATAGAAGCAGCTCATGCAGGACAGGCAGGACGCGGATTTGCCGTTGTTGCCGATGAGATTCGTAAACTTGCAGATACATCCGGAAAAAATTCTAAAGAGATTGAGCGGAAGATCAAAGATATGATCAGCGCAATAAATAAGGCAATGACAGAGAGCACCAGTACTAAATCATCCTTTACAGAAATAAGGGAAGAAATATCGAATGTAATGGGGGCGTTTGAGGAAATTCAGCTTGCAACCGGCGAATTGGCAGAAGGCGGGCAGCAGATACTTACCGCACTAACAACATTAGGGGAACTTTCTACAAATGTTCGCAGCGGGGGAGCCGAAATCGGTGAAGCTCAGACAAGGCTCAATGAAATCCAAGGAGCTGTAAGTGAAGCTATAGCTGCACTTAAAACAGATACTGAATCAATTGAAGGAAAAAATAAGGCCGTATTAACTGCAACTAATAAGGTAGGGAAGGTAGGTGACGAAGCAGCAGAAAATGCTAAATCACTGTATCAGCAGAGTATGAAAGCCAAAGAATCGAAGTCTTAATTATACTGTTGTTGTATAAACTACTTTAGACATAGCAATTTCTCCACAGCCTAGTTTACATACACTACAGTTTTGTAGATAATTAGATCAGGCAGGAATAATATGAACATAATAGTACTTTCAGGCGGATTAAGTCCCGAGCGTGATGTTTCATTATCTTCAGGATCTTTGATTGCAAATGCATTAATTGATAACGGACATAATGTCTATCTTTTAGATTTACTGACCGGATCAGATAAAAGGTATGAAGAACTCAAATTTCTTAATAAACATGGACAGGATCGGTATAGTTTTACCGTGCCGTCAGAGGAACCGGATTTAGTATCCTTAAAAAAACAGTATCCGGATCTGATTGGTAAAAATGTCATTGATATCTGTAAAAAAGCTGATATCGTATTCATCGCACTTCATGGCTCAATAGGCGAAAACGGTCAGCTTCAGTCTTTATTTGACCTGAATTCGGTTACGTATACCGGAAGCAGCTACATAGGCTGCATGCTCGCCATGGATAAAGATATTTCCAAGAAGGCTGCAAAACTTGAAGGAATACCGACTCCTAATTGGAAACTGCATTCATTGGATGAGTATACTGTTGATCAGATAGTTACAGAGACATCTTTTCCCTGTGTCGTAAAACCGCTTAGCTGCGGATCCAGTGTAGGAATTACTATTCCAAAAAGTAATGAGGAACTGATGCAGTCCTTACAAATCGCTCAAAAGTATGAACAGCATATCTTAATTGAGGATATGATTGAGGGGAGGGAGTTTTCATGCGGTGTACTCGGCGGTAAGGCCCTTCCGATAATAGAAATAATTCCCAAACAAGGGTTTTATGACTATAAAAATAAGTACCAAAAAGGCTTCGCCTGCGAGGTTTGTCCCGCAGACATTGATAAAAACATAGAAACGAAGATTAAAGAATATTCAGAAAAAATACACTCTGCCCTTAGGCTTGGATACTATTCTCGATCCGATTTTATGCTGAGCCGGGATGGTCAGGTTTTTTATTTAGAAACAAATACCCTGCCTGGAATGACGCCGACAAGTTTACTGCCTCAGGAAGCTAATGTTTACGGTATTGGGTATAATGAATTGTGCGAAAAAATTGCTAAACATCCCTGCTGATACAGAAAATGAAAACTTAAAAAATTGATAAAAAACGTAAAACATCTTGACTTTTTTTTCGTTATCCTATAATATCCATAATGCGTTCAGTAATGAACACATTCCCTTGTAGCTCAGCTGGCAGAGCAACAGACTGTTAATCTGTGGGTCGCAAGTTCAAGCCTTGCCGGGGGAGCAAAAGTTAAAGGCTAATCTATTGTTATGCAATAGTTTAGCCTTTTTTGTTTTTATTACGAAAAGTAAAAAAATTAGTGTGACTGAACTGTGACTAACTTGGTCTGTTGGTTTAGTCACAGTTAGGAAGAGAAAAGGCTATACTATTAAACTTCCCTTATGAGAAAAGGCAGTTTGTATTTCTTGTTAATACAAGGAGTATGTATGCGTTCTTTTTATCTTTTTAAACGAAATGGCGGTATTTTTTACGTCCGATTTGTGGATCCGGTAACTAAAAAACTTTGTACTGCTCGTTCTACCGGTAAATTATCAAAGGATGAGGCACTTGTTCAAGTGTATGAGTGGCTCTATTCCAATACTGTTCAAAAAACTAAAGACTCTCCTGCTAAGCGATTTATATCGCTGCTGACCGAAAAGAAACTGACTGCAGATGAGGTTTTAGAAATTCAGCAGGCTATCTCAGCTTTTTACCCTTCAGTTATTCCTTCGTCGATACCTCCTGTTTCTGCTTCCCTTGCAGTTTCTCCTGCATCTTCTGGAACACTTGAAGTTTCTCCTTCTTTGTTGTCATATTTGCGGTATTTTTGGGATTTTGAAAAGTCTGATTATGTCCAGGATAAAATTTATCATGGTCAGCGTATCGGGCAAAGGCATTGTTATGAGATGGTGAACCGTGTTAAATATTGGGATGCGTTTTTCCCCAAAGATTTTTTCCTTCGGGATCTCACAACATTGAAGATTCAGGAATTTGAAAAGTCTCTTCGGGGGAAGAATATCTCAACTCTGACTATGAATAATATTATCAAGTGCGGAAGTATTGCTTTTAAGTGGGCTGTCAGGCAAAAACTTCTTGATGAGAATCCGTTTGAAGGTATTACTGCTTACTCGATTAATTCTAAAGAACGGGGCATTTTAACCAATGAGGAAGCGGGAAAACTGTTCCGTATTGGTATGTGGAGCGATGAGCGGGCTATGGTTGCCAATAAACTAGCGATGACTACTGGCCTTCGTATGGGCGAAATCTTAGCCCTTCGTAAAAACGATATCGGGGAGGAGCGTCTTTTTATTCGTCATTCGTGGAGTCCTCTTGATGGTCTTAAAAGTACGAAGACGGGTATTGAGCGAGAGGTTCCCCTTCTTCCGGAAATAAGGACTTTGCTTTTTACCCTGCTTTTACAGAACCCGCATGGTGCTGAGGGAGAGCCTTTTGTTTTCTGGGGAAATCTTCCAACGAAGCCCGTTGTTCAAAATGTTATTACTGACGGGTTTAAATCGGCTCTTGAGAGTATCGACATTGAGGATAAGGAACGGGAAGAAAGGAATATTGTGTTTCATTCGTGGCGTCACTTTTATGCAACGGTTATTTCAAACAATGTAGGAGAGAGAAAGGCTCAGATTGCTTTGGGACATTTAACACCTGCAATGACAAAACATTACGCAGCTCACAAGAGGGATGAAGATTTGCAGCAGGTTGCGGATGCTTCTGCTCAAATTTTCAGTTTCCTTTTAGCCTAGGTTTTACAAAATTGAAAACAATGTGTCAATTAAAATCATACATTCTTTTACGGTTACGGGGCGTTATCTGGAATACTATATGCTTACATTGATTTATGGAGGTGTATGTTGGATTTAAGCGAAAATGAAGTAACAGATGGAAACGTATCTGTAGATGAGGATGTAACTGATGATGAGCTGATGGATATCAAAGAAGCAGCACAATATCTGAGGTGTGCTGTATCGACGGTATATAGGGATACTGCCCTTGGTGCTATCCCCTGCATTCATAAGGGGCGCCGAGTTCTGTTTCTCAAGTCTGATTTATTAACGTGGCTCAAGGGTATGAGGTCTACTGAATCAGGAGGGGCAGCATAATGATAATGACAAAGAATGAAGTTATCAGCCAGGTATCAAAAGACTTAAAAAAACGGATGGAAGAAAAGACCTTTGGTGAAATAGGGATAACTATCACGATGCATGAAGGGTATCCTGTAAAAATATCAGAGAATCTTACAACGAATATCATCCGCCGTTCTAACGGATTTTTGGAAATTACGAAGTAAGATAAGGACTGTCCACAAAATATGGGCAGTCCTTTTTTTTTATGCCTTATAAGCTTTGGATTAATTTTAGGTCCCGGTTCATTCGCTTATCTTCTTGTTCTTTAAGCTTTGCTTGATAAAATGTTTCTGCAAGATCGCTATAGCATTCTTCCCTTTCGTAGGGTACCCAGATTGTAATTAACGGTTTATAAAATCTGTTTGATTCTTGATACACTTCAAGAACAAATTTCTTATTCCGCTCCACACTTTCAAAAGTCACTTCTTGTCGAAGTATTCCTCCCTGTGGTAGTGAGGACAAAAGATGCCTCACATTTTTTTCAAAATCATCTTGATTTCTCTTTCCGTTTTTGATTTCTGCTAACACATTACGAATTACAAAACTGGAAACAAAAAAAGAGTCGTACTTCTGGTGGTGTACCAGGTGAGATACATTTACCAGTATTTCGTTTTCTACGAACAAACTGATAAACCGGTTTCTGATTACTGCATTCATTTTCGAACCTCCATGATTCTTTCAATTTCAAAAGGGCGTGCCGCCCCCTAAATTGTTTTCGGGGGACGAGAAAAAAAGAAAGCGGAAGGCAGGTTCGGTCAAGGTTCGCGCAGCGACTTGCCTTGACCTTGACGGGTTCTGCCTGACGCACATAATCATTCTTCCCCCGAAAACAGGCCTTGCCAAAAAGCTATTTATTACAGTTCTGTAAAAAAACAGTCCAAAATAAGAAATATATTTTTTTAGATTTATTTTTCCCGTTCTGGATTATGATTAACCTGTACTCAAAAAAGACCGCACCTTTTTCGAGTCACCAAAAAAATGAAAAGGAGGATGGTTATAGAAAAGCCGATTGTGGATGTTGAAGCGGTAAAATGCTGGGACAGACAACAGGGCGAATTAAACGCTGCATTCCATGCGTTTTGTTTATACCGTGATTTCGGGCCGTTGAGAAATATCCGGAAGGTAATAAAACTTAATGAGCTTGATGAGAGGTATTATGCGTCATGGCACCGGTGGTCAAAAAAGTTTTGCTGGGCTGATAGAGCCGGAGCATTCGATGATTATTGCGATGCTGAGAGACAGAAACAAAACAAGATTGAAGAGATGGAGCGTCGGGAAGCATATAAAAAAATGCTTGAGAAGATGACCGGTATTGTTGATAAGCGGCTGGATTCGATAAGACCAGAGGATCTTACTGCTGTTCAAACGATGGATATGTTAGAGCGAACCTTTGAGCTGGGCACCGTAATAAGCACTGCGGACTCTGATGAAAAAGGAAAAGGCTCTTTCACCGGGCAGCTTGAAATAAACTTTGTAGATACTTTTGACGGGGTGTAATGTGGTTATTAGCCTTTCCATCTTCCGCCCCACAAAGGTACAACAAAAAGCATTGGAGCTTCTGAAAGGCAGTGCTAAGCACATTTTGCTTTTTGGAGGATCGAGAAGCGGAAAGACAACGGTGCTTGTCATGGCCATTATTTACCGGGCATGCAAGTATAACGGGAGCAGACACCTGATCTGCAGATACAGGGCTAAGGATGCACGAAGTTCAGTACTGCATGAGACATTAGTTCCCTGGCTAAAGAAAACAGTGGGCGAGAAAAACTTCAAGCTCAATGTACATGACGGATTCATTCAGCTGTGGAATGGATCTGAGATTTGGATTGGCGGACTTGGGGATAAAGAACAGGTCGATAAGATTCTTGGTCACGAGTACAACACCATTTATTTTAACGAAGTAAGTCAGATAACGTACAGCGCCATTACAACTGCTTACAGCCGTTTAGCAATGCACACTGAGGGATGCAAGAATAGATTTTTTTATGACTGCAATCCTGCAAGCCCGATGCACTGGGCATATAAAGTGTTTATCCGGAAACTTGAGCCGAGAACTGATGAGGCTTTAGAAAGGCCTACCCTCTATGACAGCATGGTATTAAATCCTGCTGATAATGTTGAAAACCTTGCAGAAGATTACATCGATGACATTCTAGATAATCTTCCGGAAAAACAAAAAGCACGTTTTAAGGACGGCTTATGGGTTAAGGCTGAGGGTGTTGTATACGAAAAGTTTGAAGAATCGATGATTCTTAGTGATGAAACAATGCCGAGTGAGTTTGAGTATTACACTGCAGGACAGGACTTTGGTCTTAATATAGCAGGGGTGAAAATCGGATGGAAGAAAAATCTTACTGGCTTGTATTGTGTCTACATAATTGCTGATAACGGCGGTTTTAACATAACAACACAGACTTTTGTTGAGCAGCTTACAAGTAAAAAGTGGTATGAGGAAGTTTTTGTAACGTACTGCGATCCAGCAGGCGGAGAGAGAATACAGGAAATACCGGGCGGCGTTAAAGCCAATAATAGTGTTGATGCAGGGATTGATTATATAAGCGCATTGATTGAAAGAAAGAGATTTTTTGTTTCTAAGAGTGCAACAGGTGTACTTGGTGAAATATGGGACTATTCGAGGGATGAAAATAATCAAATTGTGAAGGTTAATGATCATTACATGGATGCCATGAGGTACGGCATATTCAGTGCCGTAACACAGGGTATCGTTCTTAATTGATATATTTTTATTTATATAATGACATTTTTGCCGATAATGTAATGTACAGCACTTTTAATCATTCAGGCAAACCCTTCAATCATTTCGTGAATCAATTAACGGGGAGATTTCACAGGTATGAAGCTGGTGCAAAGGATTAGAAAAGCTCTTGAATCGTTCTCGTCGATCAATGAACGTGATAGTTCAGATGACTTCCCAAACCATAATCAAAAAGTAATTAAAGACACCTACCTCCAACATGCATGGGTGAGCATTGCCATTGATATTCTTATCCGCAATATTGGAAGAACTTCATACAACGTTAAGCTAAATAATTCAGTTACCACTACAACACCATCTGCAAAATTATTTGAAAAACCAAATCAAAATGTGAGCTGCTTTGATCTTTGGAAACAAACTGCGGCATGGTGGAGTTTGGAAGGTGAAGCTTTTTGGTATTTCGGCAATGATTATACCTTCGGTGTTCCGTCCTCTTTAACCATATTGAACCCGAGGCTTATGAATCATGAAATATCAGGCGGGAAAATAGTCAGGTGGTTTTATGAGGGCGATGAAGGACAAAGACCGTTCACGATACTGAGCGATGAGGTTGTGCATTTTAAGGATTGGAATCCTTGGAATAGATGGCGGGGTGTTTGCCCCTTAGTGAGTCTTGCTATGGAAATTGAGCAGGATGTACTTGCGGGTAAATCTAATACTGATTTATTAAAAGAAGGAGGTATACCAAAAGGATTACTAAAAACTGATCAGATTATTCGGGAAGAAGAAGCTGACCAGATTGAAAAGAGGTGGGAATCACGTTATGGGAAAGGTACAAAACGGAAGATAGCTGTTATTGGAAAAGGAACCAGTTATCAGCAATTAACACTTAATCCAGATGTCCTAAAACTTTTTGATATAAAAAAATGGAATCTATATACCATACTTGCGAAGTACGGTATACCCCCGAGAGTTGCTAATATCCATGAATCAAAATCGAGTTTATCAGGCACAGACACGAGAGAGCAGCATGCTGCGTTATGGAAGTATACACTGATACCAATGCTCAAGAACTTTGAGCAGATTGCTAATGTCCAGTTTTTTGACCGGCTTAGATTACAGGAGAGAGGTAGTTTTGATATCAGTATGATTCCTGAGCTGCAGGAAAGCGAAGATGAACAATCGAAAAGAGATATTGAAGAAATTAATGCAGGACTTATTACGATTAATGATGTACTAAAAAAACGAGGCCTCCCTCCAAAGCCATGGGGTGATACATGGTGGAGACCTAACAAACTAGTAGGTATTGAGGAAAATAAGCATGAGTGAGAGTAAATGTATTATTGCTTCAAGATTTAGATTTGTTAATGATTCGTTAAAAGAAATTATAAAATCATTTTGCCCTGATATGGACTTTGTTACAGTAAACTCTGTAGAAGGTATTCTGAGTAATCTTTGTCCAGAACAGGAACAGTTTATTGTTATTGACAGATATATATTCGGCTTATTCATTGAAGAAGAGTTTAAAAAAATTATTAGTATTCATCCAACAATCAAAGTCTTTTGTATTATGGATGATGTTTGTGAACGGTATTTTGGATTACGGCTTATGAGATGCGGATGCAATTGTATAATCTACTATTTAGGAGAAGATACAACTTTTATTGATCAATTGCGTTCTGCTTTTGAAGGAAGAAAAGTAATTCCTGATAATATAAGGGATGCATTAGAAAAGAGAGAGTATTTACTGATGCCGGATTGTGTAGGGAGCTTAACAAAAAGAGAAATTGAAGTGCTGGCTCTTATGGTAAATGGTAAGTCTATTAAACAAATATGCTTAAACTTAAAACTTGCTCACGGAACAGTAGCAAGTTTACGTTCAAGGATTATGAAAAAATTGGGAGTGTCGAATTCGTTTGAAACAATAAGAATTGCCTCTTCCTATGGATACACATATGCAAGGAGTTTTGAGTGTTTTTAAGAACAAAGGATAGTAAGGGCTATGTAAACATGAGTTATACGGTTCTTCTTGATTTTTTGAAACAGAATGCGAATAAGGCAGGAAAAATCCAAGATACAATTGAATTACGCTGCTTTGTTCCATTTGTGAAAGCTGAAATTGACGATGATATGTTTCATTGGGTATTTTCCAGCTTTGATATTGATAGAAGTTTAGAGCGCATTGATCCGTGCGGATGGGAGCTTGAGCATTACAAAAGCAACCCAGTGATCTTATGGGCTCATAACAGTGCAATACCTGCGATCGGGTATGCTAAAAATGTTACGTGCGATACTGAACTCAAAGGGGATGTTGTATTCAATGATAAATCCTTTGACCAGTTCGGCTGGAGTATTGGACAGCGTGTTAAGTACGGTTCGATTCGAAGCGGAAGTGTTGGCCTACTCCTTAAAGAAGTTGAGTTTGTTGATAAAAAGAAAACACCGGATGAGAAGGCGGAAGTTATCTTTAGACAGCAGGAATTATTGGAGTTCAGCATCTGTAATGTACCGCAGAACCCTTTTGCAACCGTAGAGAACACCTTTGGTAAGAACACTGTAGAGGATGTAGAGAAAAGCTACGATTTCTTTTCGCTTATTACAGGAGGTATACATAGTGGGGAATCCGCAGATAATTGCGCTTAAAAAACAGCTTGAGGATATGAAGAAAATGACCCCTTCGGGGTTCACTGATGCACAGCAGGCAGCATCATACTTTGCAGAAAAAGAAGTCTTACTGGAAAGTATTGTGAAAGGACTTGAAAGCATAGAAAGCGCTACAACGACAGAAAATGAAGGTATAAAAGAAGCGATAAAATCATTCCGCGATACCTTGAAAAATCAAATGAGTCATCCTGAGGAGCTTTCAAGGAAAGAAGTGATGTATCAGCTTGGGAAGGCTCTTGCTGCAGCATGGACAGGTGACACTCAGACCTTGGGATCGTTACGATGTACACCAAATCTGAAAAGTGAAAACTGGAATAATCCAGCGGACTTTGAATGGACACGGGAAAAGGGATTTCAGATTAATAGGAATAAGGCTGTTCTTGGGGAGCCGATGGGAAACATGGCAACCAATGACCAGTTCCTTATTAATCCTATATATGAAGAAGTTATCATGAGCGATGTTGCCAAAAAGTCTGTCATGATGAACCTCGTAACTAATAGGCCGATGGCAGGACCGAGTATCTTTATTCCAGAGCGGGATAACGGAGGCTTAGTATTAAACTGGCTTACAAGCTACGGACAGCAGATTCAGGCAAGCAAGCCCAATGCACCTGTCCGTAAGGAGTTAAAGGCCTACACACTTGCAGGCTACATCCCCTGGTTTGATGAGTTTGAAGAAGACTCTTACACTGATTTGGGGAGAATCTTCATGGATGAGTTTACTGAAACCTACGGGCAGGAATTCGATAAGCAGTGTTTAATTGCTAATGCTGCCCCTTTTACCGGAGCATTTCATGCGGAGAATATTGGTTCTCATGTGATTAAAGGAGCGACTATCGATAAGCTCTCGTATCTTGATTTTCGAGATGCTGAACTCAAGGTAAAGCCTGAGGAAAGAAAAGACTGCTGCTGGTTTTTTAATGAAACCATATTGAACCACATTACCAATGTACTGGACGCAAACGGGAACCCTATTTGAAGGAGGCCTGAGGATAAGAAGCCGGGAAAGGTAGACGGCTACACGTATTATGAATCAAGTTTGCTTCCCCAGTATAACGACATTCTTACGAATACTCCTTTTGCAGTGTTTATGAATCCGAAGAGGATTCTGCATGGTAACAGGAAAGGTATTGAGATTAAGAGGTTTGAGGGAACGACTGAAAGCCTTGAGTATGGGGAAATCTTCATGAGGTTCCGCAAGCGATCCGGATTTAGAGTGAGCCGTGCAAAGAATAACATGGTGCTTCTAAAAACTGCATAGAATAAGCCGGTACGCTAAGTACCGGTATTTTTATAAGGAGATGCATGTTAGATCATATTGTGTCGTATATTGAGCTCCAGAAGTATATTACCCTATTCCCAGAGGAAAAAGAGAGAGATATTCTTCTTTTGAGCAGTATTCATGAATATCTTGAGGATTACACTGACAGAAAATACCTAATAGAGGAATATGAACAGAGGCTTAAGGTTGAAGGAAGCTGCATAACAGTGCGTAACTGGCCGGTACAGAGGGTTATATCAGTTATTGATGAGAGAACTAAAGAAGATATTACAGATGAAGCAGTATTTATTAGCGACGAGAAAGATAGAACAATCAGTCTACCTGAGGTTTATGAGGGTCATATTGTGAATATTACCTATGAAGCAGGATATGAGGCTGGTAAGTGCCCCTCACGGCTCAAGGAGGCTCTTGTACGGTTCTTTAAGCTGGAAAAGGAAGCTAGTAACGGGATGACTATAAACAAAGAAAAGCTGGCATTTTTTGATTATGAGAGAGAGTGTTTACAGCGTATGATTGATGGTTTAGTATATAAAAGGTATTAAATGACACAGGAAGAGATCGTTATTTTTGGATTACAGGAGCTTATTCAGGCTGAATATAATACTATTCTTAGTAAGAGTAATAAAAAGCATAATGATGGCATTATTGTTGAAGAAATATCGGGCTGCAATATAGAGAGTGATAAGGGATTACGGCCGTTTATTAGTATTCATAAATTAGAGGAAGAGAATAAGACTAAGGACAGGATTATTGATACGATTTCATACAGGCTTGAACTAACAATGCATGAAAAGGAAAGTATTCATGATTCATGGCGGACAAGGGCAAGATATGTGGAGGCTGTACAGGATCTAGTAAGTGCTAACATGGTCAATGAAGGGGTCTGGGAGTATGCAAGCGTTAAGGGATGTAAAAATAACGTGATTGAGGTGGAGATTATTGTTTGAGAGAGGCTTTTCAGGATAATGGAAGGGACCGAGTTCTAATGGGAACGTGATTATTCAAGAAAGCTGATCATTATACCACACAGATTCGAGCTGACTACGTCATCTCTGGGATGAGGATGCGACGCGGATTTGAGTAAGTGTTATAAGAGGCTGTACAGGATTATGAAAGAGAACGGGTTTTAATGGTAACATGATTGTTAAAAAAAGTTGATCATAGGACCACGCGGATTCGAGTAGAATACGCCATTTCTGGGAGAGGCTCACACAAAGGCGCTAAGACGCGAAGAAGAATTAAATCAAAAGACATATAATTACTCAAAATTGCCACGCGGATTCGAACTGACTACGTCATCTCTTTAAAGATTTTAGAAAGATAAAAAAATCAAAATGCAGATAATTACTCAGGAATAACACACGGATTCAATTAGATTGGTTGATAAGGCCACACGGATTCGAACCGGCTACACCGTTTCTGGGAAAAGAAAGTAAGAAGATTGCCACACGGATTTGAGCAGACTACGTCATCTCTGTGAGAGAAGGCACGCGGATTTGAACCGGCTACGCCGTTTTTGGAAAAAAACTCTGATAATAAAGGATTTTATTCTTTTACATAAATTACTTGATCATTCAAGACCTTTTATAAGCGAAATAGAAATAATGCTAGACAGACAGTAAACTAACATCTATAATATGACAGATAGTAGTTTTACTTTGGTATACTTTGCTTTACTTAAGTATACTTTTAGACATTCTATATACGGGGAGTTCAAATAATAGAATGGTAGGGTATCATGCAAATGATGAGGTTCGATGCAATAGGTTTTTACAGGAACAAGATTATCTTATTATCAGCGAAAAAGATACCGAGTATTTGGGTACAGGAATGTATTTTTGGGAACATAAATGTGATGCACAATGGTGGTTGCAGAAGAAAAAAGAAAAAGGGAAAGCCTGTATTGTTAAGGCTGACATAAGAATAACTGATGATAACACCCTTGACTTAACAGATAGTGACATAGCAGAAAAAATGGGTAAGTTAATTGAAATTATAGAGAAAAGTGAAGGTAAAATTTTTTGTTCAACTAAGTCAGGTGAAAAGCTGGATTGTATATTTAGTAGATATACAGAGATGAGCAAATATGAAATAATTAAGGGACGAAGGTATTATGAGTCTAAACCAGAGTCGAGTTTTCTATGGGGAACACAATTAACGACAAAAGTAAATGACTTTTATTGTGTTAAATGCATTGCTCCAATAGGAGAAAGGGAAAAGGTAGCATAATGGGAAAGCAAGAAACCTTGGATATTTTAGATAAAATTTATGATCAGATGTCTTCTATGGCAGAAGATGAATTACTCAATTATTTAATGGAAGGATCTGAATCATATAAAAGAATAATTGAATCTCAAATTTTAACGGTAAAAGTAGAGAACTCTTGTATAGAATCCACGCTTAATAAAGCTATAGAAACAGCAGGTACTTATATCTCTGTAAAAGAAACAGATGATTCTGTTTCCTCCCCTATATCAAGGAATGACCAATGGGCGAAAGCAGCATAAAAGCTGAAATTCAGTTTGAGTCCTATAAAATAGATAGGGTTGATTTCTCTGTAACTCAGGAATTTGATGTTCTTTCATCAAAAAATCACTCTGATTGTGAAGTAAAATATACCTTTGGATTCAGGAACGCTCAAAAACTTCAAAACGGAGATAAATTAGTTTATATTACAGGATTGCAAGTGAATATTAGTGTAACAAGCAAA